TTTTTTTTTTTTTTTTTTTAGGTAATTTAAAAGCATAAGGTGTTAAATAAGCACCTGCTCCACCTGACATAGACATTTCTTCTACTTCTTTATCTTCATGATGGCCTTCTTTTAATTCTGGGTGAAATAAAATATCTACTTCTATAGCATCTTTTTTAATTGATTCTCCATCAACTTCTACTTCAGCAGGATAAACTTTTACATCATCACCATACCAATATTTTATTTTATACCCTCCACTTTCTTCTAATGTTACAAGTAATCCTCTTTTATAATCTTGCTCTTCAGCTTGTAAGATTACTTCTTTACCTCTAGGTAAAATTAAAGCAGCTTCTGGGACATTATTATCTTTTTCTTCTGCTTCATTCAGAGTCATTCGCTTGTAATCCTCTGGGTATTCTTTACGTAAATGGGTTCTAATTTTATTTCTAGTTTGTTTTAATTCTTCATAAAACTCTCTAAATTTTTCGTCATCTTTTACTTTAGTATAAACACTTTTAGCCGACATAGCAGCATCAGTTACATCATCAAATAATTTATCGAAATTGGGTAATGTAGTTACTTTCCAAGATACTTGCCCACTTTCGGGATTAATATCATCAACGGCAAATCTAGTGTCACCATTCTTTGAATAAGTGATATCACCAATTTTATAATTACCTTGTTTAGCTAAATTAAGAGCTGGTGCCTCACTAATTTTGTACTTGTAGTTTGCCATTTGCTGTTTTTATTTCATTTACTAAATCATAGTATTGTAACAAATCAACTAAATTATCACTGTTTACTTTATCAGTTTTATTTAATTCAGTTAAAAATTTAGATATCTCTGTTATTTTAACCTGTGTAGCTTTATCTTTTATACTTTCAGATTCAGCTTTTAATGAATTTTTTAACTCTGTTATTTTAATATTATAGAATTTTCTTAGCCCAGGAGTTGAATCTACTGAGTTAATGAATTCTTTTAATACTTGTTTTTGATCAGAAGTTAAAGTATTATACTTATCATTAAATCTTTCTAACATTATTTTCTGAGTAAGAATTCTAGTATCTTTATCATATGTAGAATATTCTTCTAATACTAAATCTTTTCGTTCTGTTGATACTTTATCTTTAGTTAGAAATTCAATTAAAGTAATTTTATTATTTACTAATTGATTAGTATCTGTATTTTTACTATTACTTACACCTTCTATTAATGTGTATAATGCAGCTAATTCTTTATAATCTTTAATCTTTGCTCCAAAGAATGTATTTAAATCATAATGATTTTTTATTTCATTAATTAGATTATACTTTTGACGTTTTAATCCAGATTTATTAAACTTAATTGAGTTATCAAGAGCAGTATTAATGAACATAGTTGCTCTAGATTCATTAATTACTTTAGATTTTAGTATCGATTCATACAGTTTATACTCTCTACCTAATTCAGATTTAACAAAATATTTCTTCAACAAACCAATAGCCGGTGAATCGTCACCCTTTAAAGTATCTGCAGTAATTTGTCTAACCAGCAATTCGAAAAGAATACCTGTATTCTTATACTTTGAATGTTTTATTTTCATCAAAAATATATTTATTTATAAATATTAACCTTTTAGTTGAGATTCATCAAGTAATTTACTATCATCTTGATCTTGTTCGAATACCAACTGTTTTTTGTTCATTTTTCGGAACATTTCCTTATTTTTTAGGAATGTTACCTGAGCACTTTCAGATTCTCTAACACTAGGTCTCCCATCACCATCGTTTCTATCTGTGTCTTTCATACGTTTTACTCCTAAAGGATCTTTTCCAAAATTATTGCTTTGTTTTCCTCTATTAGTAATTGAATCTACTGGGCGTCCTAATTTAGGGTCATCTTTAGCATATCCATCTGGTACATTTGCTGGGTCTGATTGTGTTCTACCTAAACCATATAATGATGCCAAATCATGTGGAGTACCATAAGATTTACCTGTTGAAACAGGATCATTACCTTCTGCTTCGATTTGAGCTAATCTAAATTTACGTTTAGCATCTTCTCTAGCTAAATCTCTATACTCATCATATTGGTCTTCACTAAAGTGATAGATGTTATGATAAATCCAATCAGACGGTACTAAACCTTGTTCTAACATTGTACCTGCTAATTCAGCTTTAGATTTTAATAACTCAATTCTTTCTTGATCATAAATTATCGATGGTGTAGTCATTGATAATTCAAAATTTGTCAATGTTTCATCTGTATAACCTTGAGTATATAAATGTACTAAAGCTATTTTATTTAATTCTGATAATAATATTCTTTGTATTCTATCTATTGTACGAGCGAATCTAATATCTTCGGCTGCTAATGTAGCTTTACCTTCTATATTTTCATCATATCCTAAAAATGCCTTTGGTATTTTAAGTGCTGCAAATAATTTTTCTCTTAAGTATTCAACATCAGCAATACCATCATATTGTAAACCTGGTGTAGTATCAATCTTAGTTGATTGATCATTACCTCTAACAGGAATATAAAAATCTTCTAACATATTTTGCATGTTATATTTTTGATTATATTCACCTGTTTTTTCATCCATAAGTGGAGTACGTTTCATGTTTGAAATAGTTTTCTGCATAAATGCTTCTACTTCATTTGGTGGAATAGCTCCAACATTTACATAAAATACCCTTTTTTCTGGTGCACGAGCAATTCTATGAATTAACATCGCGTCTTCCATTAATGTATATTGTTTAAATAATTTTCTAGCTGGTTCAATATATGCTCTACCATAAGGAAGGTAATTAACATCACCAACCATTCTAAAGTGAGCCATTTCGTAATTATCATATATAATAGCTCCTTTATCATCTGGACCTGCATCTAATTGTTGTCCTGGTACATTATAGTACCCGTAAGAACTACCTGCAAATCCATCAGGATTCCATTTATATTTTACTTCAGCAGGATTGTTTGGATTAGATCCTTCTATTCTTTCAATATGGTAAGCAGTGTAAGGTATTACATTATAAACACCGAATTTTTCTGCTATATCTAATTTTAAGAAAAAATCACCATATTTACACATTTGTCTAACCCACATCCATAGGTTAAATTCTACGTTTAATACATCATAAAATAAATTATATAATAATTTTTGTATGTCTTCATTTGAGCTTCTAATTTGAAGCACCTCACCCATATCATTTTTTAATGTACATTCATCAGCTACAATATCTAAGGCAGAAGCGATAATTGCATCTTGATCCATTACATCATATTCTGAGTATAATTGTGTTCTTAAATATTGGTAATTTAAGTTAAATTGAGCCCCATATAAAGAGGTACCCATGT